GGTTTGACCACAACCCCACCACGGGTGAGTCTCTGGGGTTGTTGATAGAGGAGGCGAGGACGAATTCGCTTACTTATTCCAGTGATTTTAGTAATGCTGCGTGGACGAAAGGTAATGCAACGATTACCGCTAACACAATTGTTGCTCCTGACGGAACGCTAACAGGCGACAAAGCCGTGGAAACCACGACTGCCAGTGTTAGTCATTACATCGCACAAAATTCAATTACTGTATCAAGCGGGGCTGTTGTCACATTGTCTGTATTTGCAAAGTCTGGAGAACGAACTCGGTTTGGTTTACTTGAACCTTATGTCAACAAAGGTTCGTTCTTTGATTTATCAAACGGCACTGTGGTTGGAAATTTTATTGGCGCACCAACGTCGTCATCAATAACACCTGTTGGCAATGGGTGGTATCGATGTTCAATTACCACTACTGCAAGCGGAACAACCTCTGGTTTTGAGTTATACACCGTTTCAACAGGAACCACATATCAATACACCGGCGATGGCTTTAGCGGTGTATTTCTCTGGGGCGCACAGCTAGAAGCAGGCTCCTTCGCCACTTCCTACATACCCACAGTAGCCTCAACAGTAACCCGCAATGCCGATGCTGCCTCTATGACGGGGACGAACTTTAGTAGTTGGTTTAATAATGGGGAAGGGACGTTGTACGGAGAAACAGAAAGCGTAAAAGGCACTTACCCGCATATTGCTGGCTTGCAATCAAGTTCTTCAAACAATATCTATTTTTATTTGCAAGGTAGTGCTGGCGCTTATTGGTCGGCTCTGGACGTTGTTACAAATGGTTCAACGCAGGTGGGGATCAATACGACAACAAGCGCAAGCACTAACAGGAAATCATCGACTGGATACAAGGCAAATGATTTTGGCGTTGTTTTGAATGGCGGAACCGTTGTAACTGATACGTCTGGAACCGTTCCTGTTATTTCGCAAATGGACATAGGGTGTCGCGGCGGAACTCAATATTTTGCAAATGGATGCATTAAGAAGCTCGCCTACTACCCCATAAAAGCAACCTCAACCCAACTACAAGCCCTAACAAGCTAAGGACTCAACATGAACGACTACAGACTACAACTACCTGACGAAGATGCGTGGTGGGCTGCTGCTGATGCTTGTGGATGGGTAAGGTACGAATACGAACCACAGACTGTTGAACTAGGCCAAGAGCCAGCAGAACCCGTTGTAAAGCGTAAGTGGCTGGATACGAATGGCAAAGACTTTGATGTCATCGGAACCATCTACAAGCCCACAGGTAATGTCATCCAGCAGGGTGATATGCAGACGCAGGAAATGGCAGCTATCGCAGGGCATCATGTCAACGTACGATTACATTACTCGGAGCTACCTGAGTCTTTGAGACAGTACGTTGTTATCCCTAATAACCCTGTCCGTGGATGGGCGGGTGGGTGGTACGAGGGTATGTAATGACACCTGAACAGAAGTCAGACCTAGCTTCAGAAGCAATCAAGGCAGCACCGCCGATTGCAATCACGACTGCTGTGACTGTTGGCGGTCTGACTCTCAACGAGTGGGTTGCTATTGCTACCCTGCTCTACATTGTGTTACAGTCCGGCTGGCTTGTCTGGAAGTGGTATCACGCGATAAAAGACAAGAAAAATGAAACACAAATTCCCGATAGTTAAAGTAGTTTGGGAAGATGCCTGCCACGACACTTTGGGTTGGGGTGATAGCCCAGAGAAAGCCAAAGAGTTTCAGGTTCCGCTTGTTGTCTCGATAGGATTTTTGTTAGCAGAGACCAAGCAGGGTGTGAAAATTTGTCAGTCACTAACTGACGACGCAATTGCTCAGTCTTTGGTCATCCCTCGGAAGATGATCCAGAGCGTCGAGCGCGGAGCGTGGCGTGGTAAGAAAAATTACGGATGATGAGTTCGTTAAGGTTTGGAATGAGCTAGGTAGTCCCGTCAAAATTTCAGAGCATTTCGGCGTAGCTGTCAGAAACATTTACGACCGTCGGCGCACTATCGAGAACAAACGTGGCATAAGACTGCTTACAAAAGACGGTAGGCTCACACTCCCTGAAAATCGCAAGCGAGCAACGCTCGACATCGAAGGCTACGTCATTGTTTTCTCTGACGCGCACTTCATGCCTGGGGAGCCATCTGTTGGCTTTAACGCCCTCTTGAAACTAATCAAGACCCTAAAACCCAAGGCAATCATTGCAAACGGAGACATCCTCGACGGAGGAACGATCTCCCGTTTCGGGCCTATGGACTGGACTCCTGTTGTCAGTCTCAAGGATGAGCTTGAGGCTGTCCAGTGGCATATGGATAAGATCGTGAAGGCTTGTAAGGGTTTAGGCACTTACCTACACAGGACACTTGGAAACCACGATATACGGTTTGATCGTAAACTTGCTGGGGCCGTTCCTGAGTTTCGAGGTATCCAAGGAACAACGCTCAAGGATCACATACCGGAATGGTCTGTAAGTTGGTCGGTGATGGTCAACGACATTTGCATGATTAAGCACAGACTGCAACATTCAGGTATTCACTCTGGTTACAACAACACGTTGAAAGCTGGGGTCTCTACGGTCTCAGGTCACACGCATCTTTTAGAAGTCAAGGGATGGGGTGACTACCAGGGGAGAAGGTACGGCGTTTCCACAGGGATGTTGGCTGATCCTGATGGTGAGCAGTTCAATTATTTAGAAGATAACCCGACTCCTTGGTGTTCTGGCTTTGCTGTCCTAAAATTCTATGATGGTCTACTTCTCCCACCAGAACTTGTCGAAGTTATTGATGGAACGGCTTATTTTAGGGGAGAGGTGGTTGCAAGCTGAAGTTTTAGCGCAGAGGATCATTCGTGGATATGGTCGAAATCCTTTCAAAGATATGGCCGATGTTGGTGGCCTTCGTGATGCTAGTCATCGTGTTAGCGAAAGCCGACAATCGTTTAGCGGTGTTGGAGGAAAAGGTAAAAACATTGTTTGAATTGTTCAACAAAGGAAAATGATGTTTGATCTACTAGGCGGCGGGTTGCTTGGCTCCATCTTTGGTGGCTTATTTCGGCTTGCCCCAGAGATTCTAAAGTTCATGGATAAGAAAAACGAAAGATCGCATGAGCTACAGATGTTCACTCTGCAAACCGATCTTGAAAAGATGCGTGGCGAATTTAGGATGGAAGAGCGTTATGTTGACCATTCAATATCGCAACTAGACGCAATCAAAGAGGCTTTCAAAGAACAGGCTACAACGGCTAAAGAAGCTGGGTGGCTCGCCTCTTTTATCACCGCTATCACACGCCCTGGCATTACTTGGGTTGCTTTTGGCATGTACATTGCCGTAAAGGTTGCTGGCTTAACAATAGCTTTTCAGGCTGATGCTAATTGGGCTGATGTCATTACGAAGTCATGGGACGAAGATGATTTCGCTATGTTGAACATGATGCTCACATTTTGGTTCGTTGGCAGATCTATCGAGAAGTATCAAAAGTGATTTCTGAGGCTATCAAGATAGCCAAAGAAACCCTTGTAAAGCCCTTTGAGGGTTGCGCCAAGGTTCTGCCCGACAAGATGGTTAAGGCTTACCCAGACCCAGGTACAAAGGGTCATCCGTGGACAATTGGCTACGGGTCTACAGGCCCAAACGTTAACCAGGATACCGTTTGGACAATGGCGCAGTGTGAACAAGAGTTAGACCACCATTTAACTTACTTCGCAACAAACATCTTAAAGATGTCTCCAAGTCTCTTAAAGGCTACACCAAACCAACTAGCAGCCGTGATCTCATGGGCCTACAACTGCGGACTAGGAAACTACCGCATCAGCACCTTCAAAAAGCGCATAGACGCTGGCAATTGGGTTGGTGCTAGGGAAGAGTGCGTCAAGTGGAATAAAGCGGCTGGGCGCGTTTTACCTGGACTTACTCGTAGGAGACTTGCCGAGGCGAGCATGTTGTGAAAACACTTCGTCTCGCACCATCTGGCCGATCTTGTCTCCGTGAATCCTGTCGATCTTTTCAATGATCGGAAGTCGTTTGCTTTTAGCTAACTTTAAGATCATCTTCGCCCAGTCCTGAACGACAAACGGCAACGCTTGGTTATACGCTGCCGTTATCTCCTCAACATCAGAACTTTTAACTTGCTTGATAAGGTTGATCCACGATGCCACGGATCGACCACTCCCTAAAAGCCTTATGTTTTGACATTGTGTCTGGGCACTCGGTGGATGGTGGAATCCAACCGTGTTCCCTCCAGATTTCTTCTACGGGTCTGAACCGATCTTTCATCGTCTGATTCGTTATTAACTCGCGCCAACTGCTCATAATAAGCCTTTCGGGAACGGATAGACCGCATCCTCGTGAGGAGTTCCTGGCCGTGGTGCATTGAAGAACCTCCGCTTCTCTAGTTCTGTCGGCTTCCAAAAACACTCAGGAGCCTCAGACTTGATGATGTGAATGACTCTCTCTAAGACCGGAGAATCGTCGGAAATGTTTGCAGGACGCTTTGCAAACGCCTTTTTCAGCATGGTTTGATGA